ATACTAGGTCCCTAATAAAATGTGCGGGCGAACCCGCACTATTTTTAATTACTTCTGTCTGTTTCTGATCATTGCTAAAATATCGTGTGCTCTGCTTTTATCTTCTCCGCCTTCTGTTGATACTTCTTGTGTAGGAGTAGATTGAACTGCTGGAGCTTCTTGTACAGGAGCAGGAGTTTCTGTTACAGTAGTTGCCGGAGCCGCGGCAGGAGCAGACGATTGTGTATTTGGATCACCTGTTTGTTGTGACATTCCTGCTGGACGGAAATACTGTCCAAATCTTTCTGGATCATATGCTTCACCATCTACAGATGCTTGGAACATTTCATACATCACTTTAAGTTCAACATCAGTTGGCTTTTTAGGAAGGAAATCTGACAAATTGAATAATCCGTGTGCATCAAGCGCCGCTTTTTCTGCATCATCTAATGCACGTTCTCTACGTGACCATTTTGATGTTGAATAATCTGCAAATCCACCTTTTGATGTTTTAGCGATTCTAAAGTCAACGCCACGTAGGTAATCTGTAGGCAATTCTTCTAACTCTGGATCCATCAATGCAGATTTAATAATTTGGAAAATCTGTGGTCCAATAATAAATCTACGGATTGGATTGTCTGGAGTTGTATCTTCACCTAGTGGATCCTCAACTACAAATCCTTGGAAAATGTATGAACGTTTTTTCCAATACTTACGACCCATGTCTTCTAGTGATTTGTCTTTGAACCAACCACGCACTTCTGATAAGATTGGACATGCTGTACCATCATTGTACATTTCTACACATGGTACTTGTACCTGTACTGGACGTGAATCTGTTTCACCCTTGATACCTGCGAATGGTAATTTAATCATCGCACGTTCTGCCCAGAAGAAAGTGTTGTCTGTATTACCGTCTGGTAAGAATCTTAGTACCGCTTCTTTGTTTTCTTGCATGTTCCAGTGTGGATAGATTGCGTTATCACCACCTGATGTTTGACGGGTACCGCTTGTATTGTTTTGTGCTTCTTGAAGTTTTGCACGAATTTCTGCTAATGTTGCCATTATAAGCCTCCTAAATTTAGCCTTATTGTTAAAATGTAATATGCCTTACGCATAAGTTATATTATGCGTTATCTATTTAGCATTGTCAATAGTAATTTGATATTTTTTTAGACTTTGTTTGCCAAAAGAAAAGGTATCCGAAGATACCTTTCTTTTCTACGCTTTAGTGCTTCTTACTTCACCGCTAGCTCTTTGATACGAGCTAATTCTTCTAATTCGTCAGCGCCTTGTTCTTGATGTGGTGCCATACGTTCTACAAATTTACGTGCCACTGATTCAGCCTGTTCACCAAACTTTTTGCCTACCATTGTGCATACACCTTCTGGGCCTTTTGGAAAACTACTTGATTCTTTATCATAAAAGCTCATGATAAATTCTGCTAATTCTTTTGTGTTTAATCGTTGTGGCTCATCTGTTTCTTCCTCAGATGATTCTACTGAAGTTTCCATATCTCCGAAATCTAATTGATCTACTACTTCTGGAGCATTGTTTTCTAGCCAAGTTTTTACTAAAGTTCTGCCATCGCTATCTGTATCTTGTTTTGATTGATCTTTGATAGCCTTGTATAGTTCAGGATCTTCTATAATGCCTTTTAAACTATTGATAGCATTTGAGCCATCAACTCCTAATGGAAATTCTTGCCCTACTAATTCTTGTAATTCTTTTACTGCTAGTTTCTGTTCTTCAGGATCTTGGCTGGCAATAGCACTGCCTTCTCCTAAGTTCATAGCCCATTCTTCGAATTTTGAAAATACGTCTTCTTTTTCTGTTTTTACATCCTCGCCTGCGACCTCTTCATCTTCTGTTGTCATAGCGACTATGTCGTCATAGCCTATGGTGTTTTCTTCCTGCATCAATCTATATAGAACTGGGAAAACACTAGCGATATCTTCTTTGAAATTTTTCACTGTAAATTGTTCTTTGAATTGTTCTGCTATTTCTTCTGGAACATCATATTGTGGTTTTGCCTCAAATGATTCTTTATATTCTTCGTAATGGCTTTGCTTGCTTAACTTTTGAATTTTTTCACGCAAAGCATCTAACTGTCCTTTGCCTCTCTCTACTAATGAGTTAGTATCGCTGTTCATTAAATCGTTGCGTACCACATAGTTAGTGAAACTTTTTAATTGTGCTATTTCTTCGCTCATCTGGATGATGCTTTCACCAATCTCGTCATACGGTAAGCCACCGTTAGCAACATGACGTTGCATAGCACGAGCGCCTGCTAGATGAATGAATGGATATTTAAATCTTTCACCTTCTTGATTCTCAACAAACAATGCTGAAATGTTTCTCGATCTAGCACCCGGTTGCTGATCATCTTCTAGCGTTTTGCTGTGTTTGATGATTAATCTAGTATCTTCTAGTTTTTGGAAACTCTGTGTTTTAGTTCCATATAAATTACTTTCGTTCATTACACCTTCTCCGACAGGTTTTTGTATTGCGTTATTTGATGTTGGTTGTGGATTAGCATATTGGCTTAAAAATGCGTAATCTCTTTTGTCTAAACTATCTTTAGCGATATCGCGTGTATCAAAATTTAACAGTCTGCGTTTAGCAAATGCTCTTAATTCTTTTAAGAAACCGTACCATTTATCTTTCTGTTCATCGTCCATGCCTTCGGTGATACCGTTGCTGAAATAAACTTTCATAGAATTAGGCTCAGCAAGACTAACTGTTACGTGTCCTATTGCGTTCTCGCCTTCCATGTAATTAAAGTCAAAGAATCTAGCTTCTTCAGGGTTGATGGTAATCTCACCTGTTTCGGCACCTAGTTTTAAACCTGAAAATCTACTTCTTACTTTGTAGAATAAATCAGTCGCGATATTGTTTGTAGCATCCATAGTAGTATTTATCAATAACCTCCGCTAACGAATATTGGCAATGGTAACTCTTCGTCGCTCATCTTATCCGTCATTTTTTCATAGATCTTAGGATCCCAATCACTTAATACACTAGCCATCCTAATAATCAACAGCATAGCAGATACTAGATCGTCATGTTCTCCAGTCTTAGCGCCAAAGCCTGTGCCATGTGCTACGAAAGTTTTAAGTTCTGAAATCAAAGGCTTGGAATGCAATGACATCTTGCGTGTTTCTAATAGATTTTTAAGTTGGCTACAAGCACTTATTTTAGTCCTGTGTGTGGTATTAAAACCTTTACGGAATCTACGCACATGTCCTTTGCGTATGGGTTCGCTTAAGAACAGCCCGTGTATATTTTCTTCACCCATGTTATCTATACAGACGAGTGCGGCTTCACCTAAAGTATTGTTTTCTACAGAGTAATAAATCTGTATGTTACTGTTTCCTTTTTCTACAGCTCTTTCATGTATATGTCTTGTTATATCTCTCAAAACTTTTACCTGCTGTTGGATCGGAGTGAGATTGTGTTGCCATTCTGCTACCTGTTCCATGCTAGGCATTTCAAATACTTGTATGGCACCATAGTCACCGCCCGTGCCTAAACTAGGATCTAAACTTACTAGATAAGTTGATTTCGGATCGATATCTTTATACCAGCGTGTCTGCCCCATAGTGCTTACAGGTTCTTTTCCTTCTAGCTCTGCTAACTTAACACTGTTAATTAAAGTTTCATCGAAGATCAAGAACTCACAGTCAAACTCACGTCGGAAACGTTCTTCACCGATTTTAGCACGCTCCTGCTGAGCCCACGCATCGTCTCTATCAGGATGATCAGTCCAGGGAGCGAAATAAGGGTAGAACCCGTTTGTTCCTACTAGCTGGTCATTACCGTATTCGTCAAATTTTTTGTTTGCTTCTGTCCATAACATAGCAAACTGATCTTCGTCTGAGTTTGGTGTTGATGTAACTATACAACGACCGCCTGTTGATAAGGTTGGAGATAACGCAGTCCAGAACTCTTTGGCTTTTTCAGGAGGTTGTACGAAAGCAAACTCGTCACAGTATATCAATGAAAGTGATTTACCACGACCAGTGTTTTCTGTTGTAGTGGTTGCTTGTATCCTAGCACCATTATCAAATTCAATGGTATTACGGTTGTAACTGTAAACACCGGCACGTATAAAATCAGGTAAGTTCTCATAACCAAAACGATATCTATTCATAATATCTTGTGCGCCTGTGTATTTGTGCGCGGCTATTAGTACCTGTGCTTCAGGAACAAACATAGTGTACCATAATAAGTAACCACTAGCACAGGTAGTCTTACCCATTTGCCTTGGTAACATAGCGATAGTATATTTGTGATCATTGTAAGCACGTATTAAGTGTTCTTGGAAGCCGTAAGGAACAAAAGGAATATTACCTAATACTGGATGTTGAATTTTTAAGAAATTTTTACAGAAGTATAGAGCTCCTTCATTTGGATCCATACATTTTTCTAGATGCTCGACTTGCTCAAGTGTATACTTTTGAGCTTTGTGTGCTTTCTTGATTAAATTACCGTCTAAGGATTTTGCCATACAAGTATTTACAGAAAAAAATAGGCTCTGGCGAGCCTATTTGGAATTTCTAACGATTATGCAAAGTTGAATGATGTTTTAACTAACGCTGATACTGAAGTATAGTCAATTTCACCATCACCACTTAAATCTGTTAATGCGATAATCTCATCTTCGATCTGTTCAACTAACGTTTCAGCGCCTGACCCGTCCCAATCTAACGATTCGTTAGTTTGTTCAACAGCAAATGCCATCACTTGATTTGTTGAATGTAGATCACCGCGGATAACTATAGTGGCGTACTTAGATACAATACCGATAACTCTATCAATCGCTTTACCTGGTGCAGTTTGGCCATTTACTGCTGTGCCAAAATCTACTTCAAACAATGTTAATGGTTTATTACCATTGTATGATATTGATGTTACATCAATAATTGGGTTTGATTTAGTTACCGTTGCCATTATTCAGCTCCCTTCTTAAGTTCTGCAAGTCTTTGTTGTAATTCTGCTTTAATGCTTTCTCTCATATCCTGCATTGGGTTATCACCACCTGCTACTTTAGGATATGTGCCTTTTTTCTTGTTAAGATCATCACCGTTATGAACATTATCAGAATGTTTTACTTCATCTGGTTCATTTGAATACGCTTCTTCTTCTTTATCGTCCATGTCTAATGGAAGTTTAACTATTTTAGGCAACTCCATTGGTTTTTCAGGCTGATTGATCATATCTGGATTCACTTTAGTAAACAGTTTCATCAATTCACCGATTTCTTCAACACCTTGAGCTGTCATAGTAACATTCATAGTTGGCTTTGGCTCGTCGTGTGCTTCTGGACCCATTGACATTTCTCCTGGGCATTCTTCAACACCTTCTTCTTCTACTGTTTCTTCTGTTTCTTCAGCTGTTTCTTCTACTGCTGGTTCAACGGTTTCTTCAGCTGTTTCTTCTACTGCCGGTTCAACGATTTCTTCAGTGGTTTCTTCTACAGGTGCCTCAACTTCTTCATCTTTGATTTCCTCAGCGATGTCAAGTTCACGCATCTTTGCCATTAATTGATTAAAATCCATAATTAACTCCCCATAGGGCTTTTAGCACCCTCTTTAGTTTTAACTTTAGGTGCAGACCCTAATACATCAGGCTTGCCCTTATCCTGCCCCAATTCTTTTTTACGTTCTTTAGACACTTTTTCTAATTCTTTTAAGAATGATTTGTTGTAATCATTACCGAAATAGTCTTTGTGTTTTGCTACTACAGCATCTTCCTTGTAAGTTGGATCAGACAACTTTGCGGCACCTGATGGGGTTTCTTGCATAGTCATTTGATCTACTTCTGACGGTTCCCCTGCCCCACGCACACGGAAACAGCAGTCATCTAATCCCATTTCTGTAAGATGCGTAGCGATTTCGTGTGGTGTAATTGGGTATTCACACATCATATCGAAAATATGAACTTCTTTATTTTCTAATTCTGGAAAATCTAAAGGAAGTTCTTGTACAGGAGTAGTTGATATTTTCTCAAATGTTGCTAGAGAGCATTTGTCTAACTTTGCTTTCAAACTTTTTTCAAAGTTTTCAGGCAATTCACCTGCTACTTTTAGTTTAAAACTATAAGTTTTTTTGCTTTCGGCGAGATATTCTTTAAATGTTTTCATAGTAATGTATTTAGTCCTTTTTACCTAATTTTTTAAGTAACTCATTGCGGTCTGATATCACGTAACCTTCTCCATTTACGATTTCATCATCGTCGCTGTCTGTTCTATTGCTTTGATCTATTTTTAATTTTCTTAATTGTAGGTCGATGGCTTTTAATTTCTTATCCATTTTTGAAGTTTTTGCATCTATGGCGTTACGGATCATGCTACTAGCAACTTCAAAGATTCGTCCGGCATATCTAACTTCTACGTTCATACCTAGATCCATTAGATCGTCATAGGCATCTTCGGATTTTTGTGCTAAATGGTCAAGTTCTTTGTCATCTAATAGATCTAATTCTCTAATTTGAGGTAAATCTTTGGTTATTTGAGCGATAGCTTTGGCTTGATCGTCTATGCTACGGACTTCCTCGTGTGCGGCTTTAGTTATTTCAGGACTTACCTCTTTCTTTTGCTCGATAGGTTCTTCCTTAGAAACTTCTGTTTCTTGCGCAGTATCTAAATTGAATAAATCTTCTAATTTCTTAGTCATGTTTATATTTAGTTGGTAATGTGTCGTCTAATATTTTTTTTAGATCAGGATTAGATTTTTGTCTGCCTCCAGTTAAAGACCAAATTTTTGTATTTTTATTTTTACCAATAAAATTGTCTATTGTTGTTAAATTTAAAAATTGAGAATCTATGAAATTATTTTGTAATGCTAATGACATACAAACTTGGTCGAGTGCGTAAAGATTAGCCCGTTCGAACTTATCCATATCATCATTTATAGTGTTAAAATCTGTACTTTCTAATCGTTGATTATAAAGTTCTATAACTGTTTTAAGAAAAGACTGTTTTTCTTTATGTATATAAGAAATGTTTGCGCCGGTTTGTTTCCATAAATTGGTCTGATCAGGATAGTATAATATCCCTAATTTTTTTTCTTTCGGAATTTCTATCCGTTCAATAAAAATAATATCTGCATCTGTTATAAAAGCACTTTCTATCATTTTGTTGTCAAATAGATAATTTGTGATAAAATATCTTGAACAGAAATAATAACTTTTTAATTTATAAAAGTTTATATTAGTATCTATTGTTTCGGTACTGTACGATAAATTTATATCTATATCAACACTGTTGATTTTATTTAAAAAATCTTCATCAACATTAATAAAATGTATATGTACATCTAAATTATTTTTTTCACAAGATGCTAGATTGTAAATTCCATAGTTATTAAAAAAACTTTCGTCACATTGAAAAATTACAACAGATTTAGATTTTGGAGATTTTACTATTTTAATATTATTGAAAAAATCCTGCATTTGCCGCCCAGTCTCTATATTCTATGGTATTGAACTCTATGTCTTTGTTTACATACCAAGTTTCATAATGACATTCCCCGTACCATGCTTTTCTTCTTCTCATAGCAAAGACATTATCAACAGCAACTTTGTATCCTTGCTTGTCTAAGTATTCTTTAGCGACATTACAAGTTTCAGCGAACCCTTTTTCTTCTCGCCAGTAATCGTCGTGTTCGAATGTAATACAGTCAAATATAACTCCTTGATCTATAACATTTTTTAATGCTTCTAATGTTAATTCCGGAGGATTTATATCGCAACTTAGATAACCGATGCGCTGTGGAGAATCATACTTGTATGTTACAGCATCAGTATAGTAACAAGGATTAGTTCTGTTCTTAAGCCAATCTTCTTTGAATTTGTCATCAATTTCTAGACTTATTCCTGTCCAACCATTTTTTTCTAATATATATGTATTACTATAGTTAAAAGGGTCTGCGGCACCTATTTCGATATAGGTTTTATTTTTAGAAACTTCTAAAGCAAATAAATCTTGTCCAACTTGTGAATAATGCATTACTTCCTTTTATTTCCATTATGAAAAATTTCATCTTCGGTTACGACACGGAATCGGATACCTTGTTGCTTGCACCATTTACCAGCGGCTTCCCACTTGGCTAGATTTTTGATATATTGTTCTTGATTGTACCGGCTCTTTCCTACTTTTTCTCTTAGAGTGTGATTGCTTGGTTTTACTTCAACTAGTTCAGCGTGTTTCTTTTTATTTTTGTCTATGTAAACTATAAAAAAATCAGGAACATATATTGTTTGTTTTCCTGTTAACGGATCACGATATGGAATCTGTACACTTTCACTAGCCCATTTTTCTACACCTGGATGTTCGTCAAGCATACGCATAAAAACGAATTCCCAACTGGATCTAGATAGTGGAGTTTTCTTGCCTACATACTTTTCCGGATTCTTCATCTGGAAACGTCCTTGTGCAAACTTAACCATGATTAAGCGGCAATATTCCTTGCAATTTGTTCAGGATTTACAGGATCGGTTCTAAAACCTAATGTTGAAGTTTTTACTCTATTGTTGTTAAGTATTTCGCCAACCAGTCTACTTAATGACGCTTTATCATATCCCGATATAGTGTCGAGTATTTCAAATATTGGTGTACCATCTAATTTTGCTTGTTTTAGTAATACTGACGAAACTGTCAATGATGCTTCTTCACTGAATCCTTTTGCTGTAAAAAATGAATAAGATGCATCAACATCATTAGCATTAAATTCCAATGGTTCTTGACCGTAGCTGTCGAAAAACAATTTCGTACCAGCGGCACTGTCGTTAATAATGGTATTTGGTAAATTACTAGCCATATCTATCTTTTAAATGATTTTAATAATGATGGGGTTGTACTTGCAGAATTATTAGATTTTGGAAAAACAGAACCTATTGCACCACTTACAGTTGAAACCCCTCTTGCTACATTTTGAGGATTGCTTAAAATATTTACTGCTTCTGCTTTAAGACTGTCTTTACTTAATCCTTTTGCATTTTGATATGTATTTACAGTTTTAATTGCTGTTCCTAAGAATCCACCAAAACTACCAAAAGTTTTTCCTGATGATACATCACCAAAAATACTTTCTAATCCGTCTAACACACCGCCAGGGCCTAATAATGTTTCAGTTCCGCCACCTGCTACTGATAATGGACTAGGCACAGTATCGTAATGTAATGTTGCAAACCCTTTTGGTGATCCGAAAGACACTATTCCTGAAGAATATCGTACTGCTTCGTACTCTAGGGTCATGGCACTTTCAACAGTACCTGATCCTTCGCCATAATCTACGTCTCCGTGTTGCCAAGATTTAATTCGAGGATTTACTAGAGTGTAACCTACAAATCTTCTACGGCTCATGGTATAGATATTAACTGCTCTAAAGAACGGTGTAGATATATTATTGTCCATTCCGTAACGGAATCCATCTAACATAGTTTTTGCTGGTCTTAAATGATTAGCACCGTAAGCAGATTGAGGATTTGCTCTATCAGCTATGTAGTATCCATAATAGATAGCCCACATCGCATTGATAATTCCAGCGGCATCATCGTGCATTGTTATGTTTACTGGTTCATAATTTATCATTTGATACAGGATTTTTTTACGATTATATTGATTCATCGTTTTTGTATCAAAGTTGAATCTAGGAAGATCTGCTCTTTTCGCTAATAGCCCTGCTTCTAATATCTTAGTAGCGTCAAAGTTAGGTGCTTTAATTGCTGACTGATCTATTTCAAAATTTACATAAAAATTGAATTTAGTTCTAGGTGCAAGTCGCATTGTGTCATCAATGAACAACCTAGTAGCGTGTCTCCAGTCGCCCATAATCCCTTTAGGATTAGTTAAACCTGTGACAAAACCGTTTAGAAATCTTGTAAATTTATTGGCCATACTGTATTTATACCACAAAAAAAGCCCGGGTTTTAGTCCGGGCTCTTTCTAAGTTAATTACTATTAGCCTTGCTGACCTAAAGCGCCTGTTACTGCTTCTGTAGCTACTTGACGTCCAACTGCCGCTCCAATACCACCTTCTAGTGATACGTTTGTAGCATTTGCACCCCATTGTTCCATATTATCAAATCTGATAGTTAATGCAACTGTAACCGGATCGTTAGTGCCGTAGTTTAGATCATTAAAGTTAGTATTCATTAATATACAACCATACATATTTGTTGTCTCAAGAACTTGTGGTTCTAATTGAGCATTACCACCGTCTAAGATTTCAATTCTAGTTGTAAATTTGTAATCGATACCTGAACGTGCTGACGCTTGCTCAATGAAATCGAATTGTTTCTGTATTTGTTGTCCCACAAGTTTCTGAACTTCCCCACTAGCATCATCACGCAAATTAAGTGTGATTGTTTCAAACTGTGGTTTACCTGCTAGATAAACACGACTGTTATAAACCGGAATTTCAATTTCTTCAAAATTTACGGTTGGTCTTGTTACATCTATTACCTGCTTGGTTAATTCAGTAGCGGCCGCAACACCAAAACCTAACAGTGTCACCCGGAAGCGATACTTGAGTTTCGGCATCAACAACACTTGTGTTGTTGCGGCTCCATTTGTAGGTACTGTAAAGTTGTTAAGTGATGTTATAGGCATATCTTAAATCTCCCCTGTGTTTTTGACACGCAATGGTATGTAAATGAATTCAACTGCCTTAACTGGTTCAATCGCTATGTCTACCCACAACTCATTACGATCGATCCTTGCGGCTGTATTGTTCGTCTCATCACAAACCACGGCAAAGTCATACAAGGCTCTCAAACCTACTAGTTCTAGTAATAAGCTCTCAACTGCTTGTTTAACTTCGTCTCTTGTGATCTTGTCATTTGGTTCAAAGATGTATGGACGAGCAAGTTTGTCTAATTGGCTACGTAAATAAACAACTAAACGTGAAACATTGATTCGATCTAAAGCACTTGCATTTCTTGCCCGAGTTTTCTGACCAAAGTTAATCAGGCCAACACCGTTAAAAAATGTTATTGGGTTTACTTTAAGATTGTACAATGTATCTCTTTGTCCTTCGTTCAACGCTACTGTTTGGAATTCACCGGTTGATGCTTGAATATAACCTACTGAAGTAGCATTTGTGATACCACCACGTCTTGTACCAGCTGGTGCAAACCATGGATAAGAAGCGTTGTCGCTTAACGCTATAGTTTTTAACATCATGTGTGATGCTGGAACTACTGCGTTAGTACCACTTAGGTCTGTTGTGAATCCGTTTGGATAAAATACACCTATGTATTCATCATATGTTACTAAACCAGCATCGCTGTTATCTGTAACTAAATTAGCATTAGTGCCCCAATTTGTTAACGTTGTAGCATCAGATGCTAAACGTAATGGAGTATCACCAACTACAAACGCTGTTAATCCTCTATCAGTGTTTAAGTTCACTAAGTTAGTCATTACTTCTGGATAACCTGGACACGCAATAATGTTGAAATTTCTGCGTTCTTCGTCACGGATTTCTTGGCTAGTATCAATCGTTGATTTTAGTGCCGCTACAACAACTGCACGTTGTGCTTTACGACCAAATTGTCCTGATCCATCTTCTGCGTTTGGACTTGCAGTTACCCAACGATCTGTAGCATAACCAGACATTGATTGATTTCCATATCGTACATTTAGTGCTGTAGTATCAACATGATTGTTAGAATAACGTTTTACGTTACCATAACTTCTACGTGTATTCCATAGCAACATACCTTTTGGATATAAGTCCGGATCTGGGGAATCTACATCAACATAATCAGTTGATAATAGATCTATTATTGTTGCCGCTGTGTTACCAGTAGCACCAGAAGAACCAAATCTAGCATCAGCGAATAATATTCCATCTTCGGTAGTTTGATCTGTTACATCTACTGGATACCAACCTTCGTCTGCTGTTCCAGAATATTGATATCTATAAACTTTTGGAAAATCTTCTAAGTTAGAAGTATCAACCCAAATGTCGTTATCAGCTAAATTGCCACCATCGCTTCTGTCACCATCTGCTGGTTCTGTTGCAGATACTAGAGGACCTTCTGGATCAGTTGATGCATAAACATTTAAATATCCATCAAATTTATTACCGTCATGAACCATTAAATCAATTTCTCCAACTGTTGGATTATACCAAAGTTGTCCGTCTGCTGGTTCATTTGTTGGAGCAATAGATTTTGCTTTAAAATCGTAAGCCGCAAATGGTCTCCAATTAGTAGCTACCCAATCTTCATCAGCACCTGCTGGAAGTGCGTACATGTTAGTACCTTGTAATGTGTTAATGTTATATGCAGTAAACACATTTGCTACTGGTGTTGCTGTACCGTCTGTAATACGGAAATCACCACCTAGTTTATGGAAGATTAAAACTTTGTTATCAGCATTAACACTGGCTTCGACATTGGTAAAGCCCGCCGCATTAACTGCCGCCGCCATTAAATCTGCGTCAGCCGCAGTGCCTAATGCTGTGAAACTTACTGTTTTTGCTGTATCTACAGTTGCTGATGTTTTTAATGATTCTGCGATGGTAAATGTATTAGTACCACCTGTTAAGCTACCTGTAGTAATAACAGCCGAAGTCATTGTTGTATTGCCTGTATTAGCACGATACCATACTTTAAATTTAGCAGTTTCAGGTGTAGCATCATAACCGCTATGCTCTGAGCTATTAGTTTGTACAAATAATGAACCTATTGGAAGATTAACACCGCCTCCGGTTCTATCTAAGAAATAGTTAGCCGCTGTAGTTGAAGCATATAATGGAGCACTAGTTGAAACCCAAGTTTCTGTAGCTTCATTCCAAGAACTTACTCTCCAATTAGCACCACCGTTTGGTTGTGTTGTTTTAACCCATACACTTCCTGTTGGACGTGGATTTGAATCACCCGATTTCCATTCAGGAACGTTAGTATGTGTGGATTGTTGTAATGCTGGACCGTAGTATGTACCTGCTGTTAAACCTGTACCTGTTACAGTACCACCAATTACGATAGCATTTGATAATGTTGAGTCTGGGGTATCACCTTCATCGTTTGAAGCATTTGTATAAAGGTAAATCTTACCACTTACTGCTTTCGCTGTAACACCAGTTGCTTCATCAGTACCACCGATACCTAAACCGTTAATAGTTGCAACAACAGTGGTAATCGAAGCTGAAGCTGAAACTGAAACAGCAGTACCATTAATAGTTAATGTACCTCCTGTTGGTGTTCCAAAATTAGCACCTTGTACTGTAGGATGGCTTGACGCCCAATCATTACTACCAACTAGTACCCAGTCACCTGCCGCAACGCCTGCTTCGGTATTTCCAATTGACTTATACCAAAGTGTTGCTTCTTCTCTCGAAGCGGTAAATGTTCCTGTGCCATCTACTGTTTGAAAAACAATAGCATAATCACCGATAGCACCTACTGATGTTTTAGGAACTCCGCTTGCTACTTTTGCTTCATCGTCATCTGTTAATACTATTGGGGTTTTAGTTGCAAATCTTTGTCCACCTGAGGTTGAAGCTGATGCTCCATTCCATTCTTGGATCCCCCAAGTTGTAGTGGTAGTATCTACCCACCACTGACCATTTGTTGGATTCGCTCCCGGTATTGAGGTGTTTGGAGAAAGTTCATCTACGTTTACATCGGCTCTTACAACAAAGGCCGCATTTGACACGCCTAATAAGCTGTAAGCCGCTAATAAACCATATTCGTTTCTTTCTGAACCGTGTACTGGACTTGAAGAAACTGTTTTCTCAAAGAACGGTACTCCGTATATATCTGTTAATTCTCGTTGGCTAGTTACTTTGAACGCTTTGTTAACGTTAGCCTTTAATGTTGCTGAAGCAGTACCTGTGCCTGCCGCGTTTGCTTTATCTTGTCCTGTCGCTACAACGATAAGTGGTGTTGTGCCTGGTTCTGCAGGCGTATAAAAACTTTCGTCGATTACGCTGACTTCAACTCCTGGTGATGTTAGTGCCATTCCCATTTCTCCTGGTTACAGTGTTTCTCATTGTATTTAGTAGTATTTGTCAAAAATAGCTGTTTATACACGCAGATAAAGGGGAAGAAAAGGTGTAAATATTAGTATGAGACCATTATGTAAATGCGGTTTAAGACCCCGTGCAGTTAATTATAAGAAAGGTAACAAAATTTACTATCGTAAACTTTGTGAAGCCTGTATGACTAATGGGTTATATTATGGAATACCTAGATGGCAGAGGTTTGGATATAAGATGAAATCTCAATGTGAAAAATGCGGATTTCGTAGTCCTCATACACAAGTATTTCGGGTATTACACGTTGATGGAAATTTAGATAATTGCCGTCCTACAAATTTAAAAACAGTATGTGCTAATTGTATTGCGGTATTATCTAAAGAAGGTGTAGAATGGAAACTAGGAGATTTAGTTGCTGACAGCGACTTTTAAATTCTGTTCAACTTGTTTATAAAGATCTTCCATAGTTCCGTTGTTTTGTAAAATAGAATCAAACTCAGTACCAACCCAAGCCCATTCAGAACTGTGAATCTTACGATATTTCATTTCATTTAATCCTATATTGCTACCAAGATTTGCTTGTACAGCAGAATCATACCAATCAGGCAACTCACCTCGTTGTACCCAGATAATTTTTCCACCTGAATTTTTAATAGATTGAATTTCATTAGGAAACCGAACATCGCTAATAACTACATTATCTTTAGTTTGTCGTAATTTGTTTTCTAATGCCGCTATCCATATATCGTCATGGAATCCTTTACGACACACCTCAGTGCCCCAATACTGTAGCACCCATCTTGGAGTAAGAGTAGGCATCGCTAATCTTTTCGCCCACCATGGATCTATTTCTTCTCTCCACTCACGGGCTTGTTTAGTACGGCCTTCTAACATTGTTCGATCCCAACCGAATACAGCCGCTACTGAATCTTTTAGTGCGTTAGCAAAACTTTCTCTACGAAATTCATGCACATTAACGAGATAATCAGCGATAGTGTCTTTACCACTGCCAATGAAACCGCATACTCCAATAATCATAACTTTCCTCCAATAGTTTATTATACTATTGTGAAGTTATCGTGTCAAGTATTTTAACGGTATTTGTTAAGTCTTCTTACCAATTTGGTAGCTGTATTGATATTTTTAGTTCTAGATTGTCTGCGTGCTTGTTGTGGACCTGTTCTAGCACGTGTAGTTTTCATACGCTGTGCTTGTGCTACATCATATTGCTTGTAGCAGTCACTGGGATGTTTTACCTGTCTGCTTTTACGTGGTCCTGCTGGACAACGATATTTCATTTTAACAGTGCCGTGTCTAGGTGTAGTTTTACCTCTACCCCATACCATGGCTTCGTAAAATTCTTCTATGCCTTCTATCGCAAATTCTTTAAATTTCATATTATCCTATTAACCAGCTATAGCCGCCACCACCTGCGACAGATGTTGTTAAATCTACAATCAACTGATCCATTTCTGCTTGTGCTTCTGCTTTTAGAGCAGGACCGTTAAGTGCGGTACCACCTTGTGGTCCAGCGATACTAGCAAATTTCTCACGTGCTTGTCCTATCATCATCTTACAATTTGCTAATGTATAATCTTTGATCCATTGTCCAGCATAAACATCATCTATCAATGTAAAGTCTGGTTTAGTATTATATGCCTGTATCATTACCTGTTCTTCTGTTCTTGGACGCTGTTGTATCACTAATTTTTTGTTCTGTGCGTTCCAGGTATAGTTGATAAAGCTACCAAACATTTTTCCTACTAATTCTTGATATTGGCTAAACAACTCATACGTTGCTAGTCCGCCCATGTTGGTCGAGCTTAACAAGTATGTATTTGTGTAAGCAAGATTAAATGGTTCAAATACTGTGCCGCCTTGTCCGCCGCCTGTACGTGATCCTACCGATCTACGAAATATCTGCCTTACCTGTTGTACTTCTTGAGGTAAGATATATTCATTCTGGTCTTGTATAAGATTGAGGAATAGATAACTTTCTTCAACTGCTCCGTCACTGCGCTGTCTATAGACGCCCAACGCTTTATCCAGTGCTGTTTCGTAATGTTCAGGATCTAATTCAACGTCAATCATGCCGTCACCTAATAAGGTACGACAATAATCATAGACTTTTTGTTTTGATTGGTCAACTTGGCTCATATAACTATTTATCTTTACATTATCTTTACGGTAAATACAAGTACTATGCCTAGATTAAGTTTATACCGCCCGGAAAGGGGCAACGATTACAAATTCATCGATAAAACCGCTTGGGAAATGTTCCAAGTAGGGGGTACTGATGTACTTATCCACAAATACATAGGACCTGGTGATTCTAATCAAGAAACGCCCACAACTCCTACGTATTCTAGCGACAGTCCGTTTAACATACAAGATCTGTTGTTCTTAGAAAATCGAGATCGTAAATATGACGACGATGTCTATGTATTACGTGGAGTTTATAATGTACAAGACATTGATTTTAACCTAAGTCAGTTTGGTTTATTTTTACAAAATGATACAGTATTCATTACATTCCATATCAACGATACAGTTGAAAAATTAGGTCGTAAATTAATATCAGGAGATGTAATAGAATTACCACATTTAAAAGATGAGTATGCATTGAACGATTTGCAATATGCTTTAAAAAGATACTATGTTATCGAAGATGTAAATCGTGCCGCAGAAGGATTTAGTAATACTTGGTATCCACATCTATATCGTGCTAAATGCAAACCATTGGTAGATTCACAAGAATTTAAAGACATCCTAGATGGTCTAGCAGATGAGAACGGAGACGATACTTCTACGACATTAAGAGATGTTGTGTCAACATATGAAAAAGAAATGCAGATAACACAAGCAGTTCTCGATCAAGCGGAAGCTGATGCTCCTAAGAGTGGATATGACACTACAAAATATTATACCATACAGAAAGATGCTAATGGCGATGTTGAGTTAGTATCTACAGACAATACAAAATTAGATGCAACTTTAGAAACGCAGGCTACAGATGCTAACGGAACTCTATTAACAGACGATAATGGTGATCCTGTATATGTAGGCGCTACTGCAAGTTCGGTATTCCAAACTCCCGACCACGACGATTATGATGGATATATCACTCAAGATGCAATCCCAGGAAATGGAGCACCATTTACCGCAGGTATAGCGTTTCCCTTGTCTCCAGCAAAAGGGCAATTTTGTCTTAGAAAAGATTACAAACCAACTCGACTGTTTCGATTTGATGGATCCAGATGGGTTAAAGTTGAGGACAATTTAAGAATGACTATGAGCAATTTAGGAGCCAGCGATGTAGTAGCAGGACAACCTTACGCAGACAAAGAAGTACGAGACACACAGAAAACTTCGTTTATTAATAATACTACGACATCAAGCATTGATGGTAAAACTGTTCCAGAAAAACAAAGTTTATCTAAAGCACTTAAACCAAGGGCAGATAATTAATGGATTATTTTTACGACGGACAGATAAGAAGATACATAACTCAATTCATGAGAATCTTTGTTGGTTTTAAATATAAAACCGGTGGTGACACTCCTACAGAAGTTTCTATTCCAGTAATGTATGGTGATTTAACAAGACAGGTAGCAAGCATTATCAGAGACAATTCTGAAAATAAAATGCCAACCGTTCCGAGGATGGCTTGTTATATGTCGG